TCAATCTCAAAGCCTTTTATTTTCGTTTCATCCATGACTTTTTGCGCTGAAAAGTCAATAAGGGTACACTCATAAACCAGTTGATACAAATTTCCGCTTCCGCCCGTATCCACAGGAGTAAGTCCGATGCGGCGCATGGATGAGTAGTTTTCCCCCTGCGAACCGTGAAGCAGAGCGTTAAGCCTGTCGAGGCTGTCGATAAATTTCAATGCCGATTCTTGATTTACCCCATCGTGGTAAGTGTCCGTAAAGGTTTCGTAAAATAAAAACACATCTACCTGCATGGTTACATCCTGCACCTTATCGCCTGCATCCTTGAACCGCCTTCCCCTGAAAGAGAGGAACACTGCCGGTGTAGGAAAAGGATGTTCATCGGCTAAGAAGTTCACCTGATTGTGCCAAAGGTCAATCCAGCGTATTTCATCTAATGATTGGTCTATTGTTTCGGCTAATTCTAAATATAAGTCTTTCCAATTTTGCATATTATATCTGTTTAAATCGTTCTACAATTCTGTTTAAAATCCATTCATCTAATTGATTCATCAAGATTTGCGATTCCCCGATAAACTGTCGCTTAGGAATGTGTACGGTTACAGCGTCTTTTTTTGTTATAGCTAAAGCTTTATACATACCTATCCCCGTGAGATACCACATAAACCAAAAGAATTTACGTGATTTAGCAGTTACAGGCACCGTAATAGTTCCGCCACTGTTATGGATACCCGCATAAGGCGAATAAGTGCCAAACTTGATTTTAAGGTTGCCCCTCTCCAATATCTGCAGGGAGTTCATCAGGGCAGACGAACTGATGAGGATAGCCCTGTCGGGCTGGTAATCGTTTTTTCGGGATTGCCACGCCTCAAAGTGCGTATCTGTGAAGCCTTGATCTTCAAAAGAAGCTTTAAAAAAGTTTAATCCTGTTACAGCCGCATAGCTCTCCGCGTCTTTTAAAATTTCTTTTCCTAAAGCCTCAAAATCAGGTATTTTATTAATTTCTGCCATTTTTTACGTTTTATTAAAAAAAATTGTATATTTGCATATCGCTTCTCGGGTAACTCCTTGAATCACGATAGAAAGAGATAGACATTTTTTGGCTATCTCTTTTTTAATTCTTCTCTATTTAAGGGAATCACTTTATTTTCATCAGTAATTAGTATTATTTCTTTTATAGTCGGATAATTTGTATCAAATCTAAATCGGGACTTCAATTCATTTTTTATCTCATCGACTGTTGCAGTAGATTTTTTCAAATCAAGTACAACTATTGAACATTGCTGTTTTTCTGATTTAGATAAAATATTTCGCAAGTTTACTCCTTCAGGGGCTTTTCTATCTGCTAATTTTCCATCAATAAGATATTCAGGGTTAGAATAGCCTGTCAAAATAGTACCGTCCACATGCGGGCGTATCTTTACGATATAGCCTGCCTTTTTCAAAATTACGGCAGTGTCCAGATTGTCTTCAAAGTCTGCCAGGTCTGCCCAGATATTGACATCAATACCCTTTATCTTTATATAAGGAGCTTCCAGCTTGGCTTTTTCAAAATAAATTTTAAAGTCGTTTTCCCCCAGTTCTTTAGCCACTTGAAAATAAGTCTGCCCCTTAGAAAATATAACCTGATCTTTGGCTACGTTTCCGTAGAACTCCTTAGGCACTGTGCTGTCTTCCCTGCCCTCAGTTGCAGGTTCGGCGGTTTGAATTACATAACACCTACAGTTCCAGCCGTTGGGCGGGTAATATTTATCCCAAAATGGATCATCTATTGGTCTGATTACTCCGCTGAGCCTTTGATGTTCCGCCCGGACACGGTCATCCTCTGCGGTTTTGTACTTGAGGTTTGGAAATAGGTCTTTATCTGCCTGAAAATCCTCCCACTGCCTTGCCATAGCCGCCGCCTTGACCGCCGTGTTATACTCTGTTTTCAAATAGTTGCGATTGTATCTTTCGTTGATTTTCAGCACTTCCTGCATAAACTCGTGGTAAGGTCGAATCTGACCGTTTTCAGTGTATAGCAAACTATTAATTTCGTAGGCTTGCACTGCCGTTTTGGCTGCTGAAAAGCGATAAAGGTTTTGATGAAGTTTCTGTACGGTTCTGTCGCTCGAAGGATTATCGCCCGCAAGATTGGTAAAGTCCTGTCCCCAGCCTTTTTTTGCCCCGTCTCTCAAATCCTTGTATGTCTGCTTTATCATGTCCACAGACAACTCTTCCCTGCGTATTTTTCCACTTCTCAAGTCTTCAGCTATCTGTTTTATCAACTTTTCATAATCAGATAAATCAATGGCTTCGATAGAATAAACGGAACCAGGATAACAGCATTCACCTGCAATATAGGCTTGCAGCAGGACATCAACTTTGGCTTCTACTTTTTTTTTTCATTCTTTGGAGGAAGCGAAGGCAGATTTGCACCGGTTTTATATCCGATAATTTTCATGCCTGTTTCCTGTTCTACAAAATCGGGATCTATGGCATAACCTGCATCAGATAGTTTTTTAATAAGAGTAGCCACGCCATCGGCGGTTTTAGCTTCGGAATTGTCCCAGTCGAAATAATGATTTTCAAAAGCCTTGTAAACAGGAGACAGGTTTACCAAACGAGGCTTTATTTGACTGTTGAAAATATACTTGAAAAACAATCTATCCGCGTTAAACCTCGCTTCTGCTAACTTAAATTGTATCTCGGCGGAACCAACATAAGCTTTCTCATCTATCATTCCCGAACCGCCCAAGACACGCTTACTTATCTCATCATTAATGCGAGCGATGAAAACGTCAAAGGTATCTTTGGAATTTCCCGCATGGGTATCGCCTACCTCAAATTTTTCCTGCCCGCGTCCTACCATAAAGGAATTTCGCTTGAAATTCAAGGCGGCGCTGAATAACTGCTGCAAACGGGCATTGTCTTCCCTGTCAGTAGTGATAAACAAAGGCGGCGTGCCGTACTTATCAATGTAGTCCATCCATGCGCCTACCCCCAATTTTTTAGCCAGTATCATAGTTGCAACACGCTCCAGAATGCCCAAATCCCTGTCTTTGCCTATTTGCACATAATAATTGGCGTAAACGCCCTCCTTATAACGCCATCCGTTTAGGTCTCCCAGCTGCTTTATAATGATTCCTTTGGACGGGATAAAATGAGACTGCGGGATTTCATTAACAGTGCTTAATTCCCCTTCGGCGTTAAGTTCAAAGAGTTCTATCAGAGTAGTTCCCTGAAATTTGGAAAACAATACATAACGCATAATTTCCTCAAACCAGCTTCTTTCCAACAGCCAGGTAAGCTTTTCGTTTTCATCTCCCTTATCGTCCACGACTTTAAAAGGGCTGTGTTGGGTAAACAAGATTCGGGTATCTATCACGGAAGCCAGATGATTGTCCAGCATCAGGTTGTTGTATAAATCAGCCAAAAAGGAACGGTCGGGGTTGTCGTTATCCAACGCCAAAGCTACGGCATTCTTGTAATCTCGAATATTTTTAGCGGCAATGTTTACCGCCTGATTTACCAGCTGGGTAGATATATACTTGCTGGAGCGGTCTGCTTTCGCATAGACTACAGGCGTATAAGTTTGCTGTATTTTTTGCTGTCCGGGTTGATGTCTTCTTTTTTTGCTCATGGTTAGATATAAAAATCGAGGTTAGTGAAATTTCCAAAAATGGTGTCTGATTGTATGGGATTACCGTTTGCATCTGTTGCAGGCGGGAGTTCTCCCAATGTAGTTTTATTTGAATTAATGTCCTGCAACTGTTTGACAGCCCAGTCGTACTCATCCTTATAATCACTCGGAACCTTACGTGCGGCATTACGGCGAAAGACATCGTAAAGCGTCAATTTGGCAAGGATTCGTTTTAAAAGCTCATTATAAATCGGTTTTTCAGGATTGAAGATTTTATCCGTTTCGTAAATAGCTCCGATATAGGTTTTTATCAGTTCTATATTGGAAGTCTCAATATTGTCTAATGTCTGGTCAAAATCCTGAGTGCTTTCGTCTATCAGACGCTCGAAAGCAAAGGTATTGAGGTATTCTTTTGTAATGTAAATCATAGTCTTTCAAAATTGGGTTTGTAATTTCCCTGCAGGATTTGAAATCCGCCCGAATCGTAACTGATGTATTTTTCCAGTTCCTTGGCCACAGCTTCCTGCGCATCGGGGTAGTCGTCATGGGATTTATATCCGGGCTCAATGCCGAGAAGCTGCGAAATGCCTACTTGTGTGTCTGCATGGGATTTCAGGCGTTCATTGTAGTAAATACGTCCGTTCTGATAGTAAGGGTGAAGGCTTAAAATTCTGTCGTACTTGTTGGTGCGTGGATTCTGTTTTTTTGTGATATTCAAATGAATGCGGTATTCCCGCTCCGCTTCCCTGATAGTGCGTTCCACCTCGTCATTCCAAAATTGCGATTCAAACTGCCAGTGAGCTATCACAGTTGGGGGCAGCGATCGTTGAAATTCACACATATAAGCTACTGCTTCCCTCATTCTGCATTGCTTGCAGAAGCCGTCGATAATCCAAAAATCCTGATTGTACAACCCCATGACAACCACTGCGTTATAATCCGAAGAGGCAGAACCGCTGTAAGCGGCGTCCCAATGCCCGATAATGATTTTAAAGTGATTCAGTGCAGGCAGTTTAGCCCACTGTATCATAGATTCTTTAAATATCTCTCCTTCCACATGGGGTTGGTTATTGAATTCCGACATCGCCGCCAGCGTGCCGATGTCTTTTTCAAACTGACGGTAATAATCAGGGGTATATTTTTCTTTCCATGCAGGCGCATAGGTTACGGGATCGTAAGCGTTTACCTGATACCAGTCCCAGTCCGGGTGTTTTTCCTTTAAAATGGTCATAACCATTATAACCGCCCATCTGTTATTGGCATGTATATACCTTCTGTAATCTCCATCCATAGTGGGTATTAAACTGGTCTCTATCCAATTAGCCGTTTCCCTGAGCCGTTTCGGATTCTTTATCAATTCGGACGTTTCAATATCATCAGTGATAATATAAGTAGGTCTTTGCTTTTTTACCCTCAACCCTCTTACGGACTGCCCCCTTCCCAAAGCCTGACCGATAAATCCTCCCTTTGTAACGTAAAATCCCTTTTCCCAGCTCCCTTGATTGTACTGCTCTCCGAAGTCGGCGATGATTTGAGGATTAGCCTCAAACTCAGCCCTTAAATCTTCCAGCAACAGTTCGGCTTTTTCTTGCGAAGCCCCTATAATTACCTCGTACATCGGCTCCTTATTTATCCAAAGCCAAAAAGGAAGCAAAACCGTATCTTTCATTGACTTGGCTAATCCTCTGCCTTCCACGTCAAACCCTTTGTAGGTTTTATTTTTCTTAACCCTGTTTACGTGAGTGATGTGGAAATCAGGCACTTCAGAGCCTGCCAAATGAGGAAAATACCGCTTTACCATAAATGCGTAATTCTTTCTTGCCCGTTCAATAGCCGCCTTTTGTTCTTGTGAGGTTTCAAACGGATTTACATAAACCGACTGGCGGGCTCGTTCAATCTTCTTTCGATAGCGTTCTACCGCCTGTTTATCCTGCCTGTTCATCTTTCTTTTGTACCGGCTTTTTAGAAGTGAAAGAGTGTTGTATCCGATTTTTTTGGAAATCATAAAAAAGATTGCTGATATACATGGTTTGTGATTTATTGCGACCATTGGGTACAGCCACCGCATCTCCTATTTTCCATTTGACGCCTTTTTTCAATAAATAAACGCCAATTTCCAACTGCCACCTCTTCAGGGAAGCTCTGTTGTAAAGAAGATTTAAAATTAATTTAAACATAGTTTAATTAGTATTTAATTGAAATTGTATTCAGGTGTTGTTCTTGAAAATCCATTGTCTTGGCAAACAGTTTAGGATCGTATTCCCGCAGGTTATCGAATATATCGTTCATCACTTCTATATATACCGTAAGGCTGATGCGGTTCTGCCTGTCGAGGCTTTCTAAAGCCTTATTCCATTTGCTGATTTCGTCTGAAACTGCGACGGCTGATTTTCGTAAGTCAAAAAGAAGATCCTTCTTCTCGCCAGTTTCCATCATAGTTGCTTCAACTTCCCCGATTTGCTTTTGAATTTTAATCCTCTGTTCAGTGAGCAGTGATATTACTTCCCTGATGTCATTGAGCCGGGTAGCCGCTGAATTGACCTGTGCATCCCTGAGTTTTTTCCACGCATTCTTCTTTACCCATTCGCCGATGGTTTTTTCTGTAACCCCTACCCGCATAGCGGTTTCCTTAGCCGTCTTCTTTTGATTCACATAGTACTCGTAGGCGAGTTTTTCCTCTTTTCCCTTTGCCATAGTTGAAATTATAAGACAAAGGTCTTTCAATAGTAATTATTTACTATTCTTTTGTTTCAAATCGTCGGAAAATTCTTACCAATTTGTCCGTAAAATCTTACCAATTCGTAACGGCTTTTTTGACAGGTTAGCTTGTGTTTGGAATTTTGTTGCAGGATTTTTTTGCATGAAAAGGACAAAGTTAAAAATCACGGCACGGGCAAATGGACAAAAGGCAGTCATTAAGATTGCCGACATCATTTCTACATGGTCTGAAACCTCTGCCAATGAGATAAGGAAAATAGTAAACAGCCTCATAGGTCAAGGTTTGAATGAAGCCGAAGTATATATTAACTCTCAAGGGGGAAGCGTATTTGAAACGACTGAAATTGCCAACGAACTGAAAAGGTTTGAAAAGGTAAGCATCATCATTGGAGCAGTAGCGGCCTCTGCCGCCACCTACTTGGTGGCTAAATACCCCGCTTCGGCTTATTCTAATTCCCAGCTGATGATACACCGCCCCAAACTGGGCACCTTCGGAAATATTTCTCAGATAGAAGCAGATTTAAAACTGCTGAAGAATATCACCGATGACTACTGTAAAGTTTATGCTCAAAAAACAGGAAAAACCGAAGCAGATATTGAGGAATTATGGAAAGATGGCGATTACTGGATGACCGCTCAAGAGGCTAAGGATTTAGGACTTATCGACACAATCATTGCGCAGGAAGAATCTTTGACCGAAGAGAGCGTCGCCGTACTTGAAGCCTGTGGTGCGCCTGTAATTCCTAAAATTAATAAGACCAAAAATGAAGATTCAAATATAATGGACAAAAAAGAACTCATCGCCTCATTAGGCTTGGCAGCAGATGCCACTGATGAGCAAATCAAACAGAAAATTGCTGACAACAAAGCAAAAGCAGAGGAAGCAGAACGCCTGCAAGCACAGGCGGAGGTAAATAAAAAAGCCATTGCTGAGGCTTTAGTAGATAAAGCTATTACAGACAAGAAAATTACGGCTCAGCAGAAAGACAGCTATATGAAACTCGCTGAAGCAGACTTTGAAAATACAAAGGCTGTGCTGGAAGCTATGCCGAAGGTAGAAGCATTGAGCAGTGTGTTGAATACCAGTAACGGCAGTCATGCAGGCGTGGATTCTTCCAAAGCTTCATGGACATTGGA